AGCTCAGTAAATCGTCACTCGCTCGCTGCATATTGCCTCATTACATTAAGACAGACAGCTTCAGCGGCTTCGGCTTCCTGTAAGGCGGCATCCACCTCTTGAAGGGTAAAGGGATGCCCTTTTGCCATTGCATGAAGGTCACCCCTAAATTCCACCATCAGCGCTACTAATTCATCAAGTGTTGTTTGACCAGCCATATTGATTGCCCCTCGGATGAATGGTGAACGTGACTTGAGCTTCAGCGCCGGGAGCTGGATCAATCGTCCACTGCGATACGCGACCATTAAAGGCGTAATTCACAATGTTAGTGCCATCCGTCGCTGAGATCACGAACGTACGGTCAATTGTGCCGTTGTAAGCATCCGCACGAAGCAAAAGAAGGTTTGTGTCGGCAGGATTCCATGCGGCTACAACCGTCATGCTGGTGGGCGCAGACTGAACCGGAATCTTGTCAGATTGACGCGAGCCAGCAACTGCAAAGTTGGCAACCGCATCGTCTTGACCAAATGCTGGAATTGCCTCGACCGGAACAAGATTGCCAGAGACAGCAATCGCGGAAGTCGAAGCGTAAACGCTAAGATTGGCCGTTGTTAAAACGGTTGGAGTAGCCCCCGGCTGGCAGTATAAGGAGGCTGAAAAGCCGGGTAAAACTTTATTGGGAAGAGCCATTTTTCACCTCACGCAGGAATGTCTAAAGTGCAATCAAGAACGATTTGATTTAATTTGCTGTCATTGTCGTATGTGTGAAAGAGCCAATCTACATCGACCTTTGACACAAAAAAGAGACCGCCGAAAGTACCTTGATAACCGTGTAGCGCATCCACAATCTGCTGCGCCTTACTAAAACAATTCGCCATAAGTTGCGCGAACACTGTAGCCTGAAACACCGGTCTGTCTATACCCTTCACCGATTGCGGCCCCGTATACACCGGCTGATGTACATCTCTGAGCTGCCACGTTACAAAAGTCGGTTCGCTTGCAAAGTTACGGTTAAACACTGCATAAACTGGAGTCGGTGTGCAAACTGTGACTAGTTGCGCTTGTATCGCCTGAGCATAAACAACCGCGCTATTTTGCCCCATATCAGACCGCCACGCTAGGTTCGTTTCTGTAGCACATTAGCGAGACCCACTGTCTGTCATCGTGCTCAAAAACCTCTGCGATTCGCCAACTGTTTCCTCTAAATGTGATCGAGTAATCCTCTTGATTATCCGAGATCGTCCGCATGTTAGGCGTGTAATTCACAATGAAGTCCATCATGTTGTCGTATTGCCTGAACTTCTCTAACGTGCGAATTCGATTGTGAACCGACTTAGTTTTTGCTCGCGTTTTAAACCAAAGCGTCTCCACCGTCGTTTGCTCACCCAAATTTGTGATGGTGAACGACAGGTTGTTAATGCTTATTTCGTCGACGCGTAAGACCATTCTTAGCTCACATTACGAGTGGCTTGTACACGCGCAAAAGCTGATCCACTGCAAAAGGAATCTGCTTTAGATTCTCAGCGGATGTAGCCGAGCGATTGTTGTACAAGTGAGTGAGAAGCATGAGACCGGCCTGCTTGACTACAGGATACTGACCGATTACAGAGCCTTGTAAGGTGTACTGACAAAGCATCGGAGCAGTCATGTAAGTGTTGATATTGTTGGGAACCTCAAATAAAACAATCTTATTCCCTGTTGGATCGTAGTAGTAGTTTGAGCTTGTGATCGTCGTTAAGACTGGAGGGTTCAGGTCGTTGTAATACTTCACCCAATTGATCGTCACGCCATTCTGTGAGACTTCGGGTAGATCAAGACTTACAGGTGCGGCCATAAGCCCTGAAATCATGTAGGAAGCCTGATAGGTGACGTTAAAGACCGGGACACCTAAGTAGTCCTCAATCGCCATCCGTGTGGCGAGCTCCAACTGAGCAAGGTAATCGTCCTGTGACTCATCTTGAAACAAATTCAACTGGTTGGTGATTTCTTCGTAAGTAAGCCATTGAGTGACCGAATCTCGACCGCTCTGAATGACCTTTGAGTAGTTGAACGGGTTTCTAGAACCCGCTCCGAAGTTACCTTGCAGTTGGCTAGGCATGATTAAGTTCCAATGAGCCGAACGCCAGCAGTTACATCACGAACGGTCGAGACCATCCGCTTCTCAGCATAGATCGTAATCGTTCCGGGTTGGGTCTGCTCCATTCTCTGAAGCGTCATCTCTGAATGATCGACGATCCACATAAACCGCGGCCAGTTTGCAAGATAGATTGGAGAAGCCCCGATTGCAGGAGCATCCAAATAAGGATTAGCAATTACCGGCCAGCCCATAATATTTACACCGGGGCCTTCGTCCTTTTCACCTGTTTCAACAAGTGCGTAAGAATTACCACCGTGAGCGTATTCCCTCAGCGTTGCAATAGCTGTCGGGTGCATCATCCACGCAGTTCCGGGCATTCTCCAAAACTGACCGGGGAGGGCACTAGCAACATCTACAAGGCTTTCCCACTCAATGCCGCCTGAGTGGGTATAACCCACGGTATTAAGTGTGTGTATGCCAGCCGTTATAGCCGTTCCTGACGTTCCGTAAGCAGCGGATGATCCAGCAGTACCAGCGTACATCTTCAAGCCTCTGAGACCGTTTGTAGCGCCTGTGGAGGTTGTTGTTGAGCCTGCCTGATCGTTATTGATTGCCATAGACGCAGCTTCAATTTGGCTGAATTCCATTGCAAGATCTTCGACAAGCGCAGCGTCTAATCCGTTGATGTCATCCATCGCCGCTGCCCTGATTGGCATCTGAGCGGAAATAACACGCATCGGAAGCTGCCAAATACTGGTGGCGATGTTGGGTGAGCCTGAGTTAGCGTTGACTGTGTAGCCCCACGGGTTTGTGGAGTTCGCAGCGTTACCCGTTTTGACAACAAACTGAATATCCGAGTCTGCCGTCATTGTCTGATTTGCATAAACCCGAAAAGGGTTCCAGTAACGAAGCGATGCAAACACATCTTCGTTGTATACGCGACCGCCAACCCCGCTGCCTGAGCCGGTTAGGGCTGAGGCTTCCGCGAGGTTGACAGTGCTTTTGCCCTGTTGAAGAGCCTCTTTCAAGCCTTCCAAAATTACCTGTTTCATAGTCTCTCCAAAAGGGAGAGGGCTTGCGCCCTCTTTTATCAAGCAGCCGTACCGGTCGAACGATAACGCACACCAGCGTTAGGATCGCGCACCGAAGTGGCTGCACGAGTCTCGCCATAGAATGTTATAGATCCCGGAACTGTCTGGTCGTATCTCCTGAGAACCATTGAGAGACGCATGACGATGGTGTGGAACTGCTGCCAATCCGCAAAGTACATCGGATAGTAGGACGTAGTCCCTGCTGCGCCGGTGGTGGGCTGGCTAGGATTGTCGACATACTTGTTAACTGCAACCTTGAAGCCGAGCAATTCACCAACAATGCCATCGGTGCGCGAAACACCGTCAACATAGATCGGACGGCCTTGCAGATCGACTAACCCACGGATGCCCTGAAGCAGGATCGGGTTAATCATGAACGCTGCTGTCGGTGTCCAATACTGCTGTGGCAGGCTGTAAATAAAGTTCACTACGTCTTTGTAGTTCACGTTATTTGCCGCGACCGTGTTGGCGTTTGTCGTCAACTGATCGTAGGTAGCAAGCGAGTGCAAACCGTTGGTCGTTGCAGTTCCAGACGTACCAAAAGCAGCCGTCGAGCAAGAGCCGCCCGTGTAGGTTGCATTAGCGCCAGCGTATTGATCTAAACCGCGCAGACCATCAGCGCCACCCGTCGTTACAGAGGTTCCGGTTCCCGACTGATCGTTATTCTGAATCATCGAGGTTGCCATTGCCTGCTGGAACTCCATCAGCATATCGTCAACAACGTTGGCCTCTAAGCCATCAATGTCATCAAGTGCTGCGGTACGGATCGGGAACTGAGCGTTCAAGTCCTTAAGGATGACTTGCCAAATGCTTGTGGCTTCAGTCGTGGGTGCGCCGTTATTCTGAACGGTGTAGCCCCACTGAGCGCCTGCATTGCCGGTTTTGACTCTAAATTGATATGCGGAACCGTCAGTTGCAACGATGCGCGACAGATCCATCAAGGGATTTCCGAGACGCTTTGCAGCGAACACGGGATCGTAAGCTGTACGGCCACCAACGTCGTAACCCGAACCCGTAAGAGCCGAGGCTTCCTTGATGTACGCTTCGCACTGATCGACAGATTCAAAGATCTTGACTTCGCGCTCAATGTTGTTACCGGCCTTCATGTACTCCTTAAGAACGTCTTTAAAGCGACGATTCGCTTCGCCACGAACGGTCTTGTGAATAGGACGGATGATCGAAGGAGCGGCAACTTTTGCCTCTAAAGCGGCAATCTTTGCCTCTGTTTCAGTCTTAAGCGACTCGACAGCCTCAGCAACTTTTGCCTCGACAGCCTGTGCGGTTTCTGCCAATTTAGCAGCGCTAGATGCTTCGATTGCATCCAGTTTTTCGATTACTTTTTCCAACATTTTGAAATCTCCTAACGGGTTGAAATAGCTTTCAGCAACTCGCGGTATTCGAGCGCTTTCAGCAGTTCCGCCGCATCAGACTCACTCTGAGTGGCAGTTTGTTGATCGCCCACAGCATCACGCTGTTCCAAAATGGCTTTCAACACACCGGACGCGGCGGTCGCATCCCGGCGAGATAGCCCTGCATCACGCAAAGCCTTCTCAATCGTTCTCGGATTGGGTTTCGTTCCCATCCAATACTCAAGTCTACTAATCTCAGCCTTCGGATTATTAGGCTGCATCACGATAGAAACCTCGGCCAGACCACCTTTGACGATCTGGAAGAAACCATCTTCCTTACCTGTAGGCTCACCATTCTCATCAACCATTTGATACTCATCGGCATAAGCACCGACAGAAACGCCGCCAACCATTCTCGGGCTTTCCTTCATGATCGTATAAAGATCAGACCCGGAAGTGGTGTTCAGGAAGATCTTTCCTGTGCCGGTCATGCCTTCGTCCGTAATATCAAATTTCGACCACTCACCGACAGGCATCATGTCGCTTGAGTGTTGAAAGTACATTGGAAGAGGCCTTCCTGCTTCCATCCACATCTCGTGCCACGCCTCGAAAGCCTCGGGTGTGTAAAAGAACCGTCGACCGTCTGCGCCTTCTCTCGCGCCCCACGTCGTAAGGGTGGCTTCGATTTCACCCGTGGGCTCGCCCGTTGCCTCGTCAGCTTTGCGGCCTAATTCGACCTTAGCTTCGTAAAAAAACGTCACGTTTTTCATGCGAACCTCACATAAATCTAAATGAACTGGAACTACTCTGTAAAATCCTTTGCGCGGAATGCAAAAGCGCATCATCTGAATTTATTGGGGCTAAACCCATTTCTTGTATGACATAAGGAGGCGATTGATACCACTTAACAATTGATTCTTTAGTTCCCTTTGGTCTTTCTTTTGCTCTTTCTAAACACACTTCAATTCCGGGATCAATTAAAATAAATTCCACATTTTGGTCACGATACAAATGAATATGTTCTTGTTTTGGATTTGTGTGGATAATATATGCGTCAAATTTTACGCCTTGCATCACTTTTCGTATAGCGGCATCACGCACAGCAAAAGCCACTTCTCTTATGTCGCCTGTTGATTTATGGCTTACAGATGACCCTAAAGCCTTTGCAAGAGCATCAAAATCAACAACTACATCGTCCGGCGCTTTTACTTTTTTAATATAGGTAGACTTGCCGGAGCAAGAAGCCCCAATAACTACCCTAATTTTTCCCATATCTTTTCTTTTGTTTGTTGCATTCCGTCTACCAACTTAGGCTTTGGCTTTCTCTTGTCTGCCGCGGCCTTGAGTTTCTCTAACAGTTCCTTAAGCATTTCCGGCTCTGCCTGTTTTACCCACCACCTTAAGGTTTCCACCACCTCCAGTGTCTTGCGGAGAGCTACCGGGAATAGCGCCATCATCACCAGCGGCAAGCAGCAGATCATCAGCACCATCAAGAGAATTAAGTCCCAGATATTCGCGGGCCTCATTCTGCGTAAGAATCCCATTCTTGACTCCTGCAACGACATAATTCATCTGATCTAGCGGAGCGCCTTTTAGGAAGTCTTGTGTTTGAAACTGAACGTGTAAATTTGGATAGCCCTTTAACAGCGACAATTTTAACCGCTGCTCAACGTTCGTAATGAACGGCATCATCGTTGACTTGTAGAACTCATCTAGCATCGTTTGGGTGTTGTTGTACTTCGACTCGCCGACTCCGATCATCGCGGGAGGCACACCAAACAATCCACAGATACGCGTCATTGTTTGTTTCTTAAGCTCTCTTGCATCTACATCCTGAAGCGTAAGAGGCTTGATTGTTTCGTAGGTCATGCCTTGATCCAACAACATAGACTGCCCCGGCTTACTCTGATCCGAGGGCTGGCTGTTCAGCATGTTTGTCCACGCTTCTTTTAGCCTGCTAGAAATCTCTTTGAACTTTGAATCGGGGATGACTTGCTCGGTGCGGAACAAACCAGATGGCTTTGCACCGTTAAGCATGATGAAGTTGGAGTAGAGATCAATATCCTGATCTAAGGAGACCAACTCGACAGCTTGCAAGCGGTTGAACGAACTGGAGCCTTGCCACGGCTCAGACTTCGTGTGCATGACTTGAAAATACTTAAGCGGTTCGTCTTTGTTGAAGCCGTAAGACGAACTTGTAAGCGTGTAGAAGGGATAACGCGTCTCTGAGATCCTCGGCACGATCAGCGTCGAGTCTAAGACGTACATCTCCAGCGGAATCTGCGTCGGTTCCTGCGCGTCTTTCCTCCAGAGCAATACAAAAGTCTCACCGGCCAGCTCATGCCACATTGTGAACTGATACCAGAACTCGTATTGACTTTGGAAGTTATTAGGATTCGCAAGAAGGTTAAGAACGCTAGCTGCTCGGCTCTTTTCACGCTCAGGAACGCTAGGATCGGTCTGTGTGTCTACAAACGTGCCGTCAGCCTGCTTAGACATGATTTTGACGGGTAATTGAGCAAGAGAACGTGCTTTTGCTGACACGCAAGCCATAACCGTCGAGTTTCTAGCAAGTGTCGTTATGTCGACAGTTCGCCCTGCTTCGTTAACAGCAGAGGTCGTAACGTACAGTAATTGGTTAGATCCGTAGCCCTGCCCCTTACCGCGGAGCATGACGTTGTTTCCGAGGACGCTATTTCCGAATAAAGAGTTACTTTCGGCCTTTGTTTTACGCTTAAATACGTCGAATAAGCCCATTTTTATCCTCAAAAGACTCTGAATCCGTACGATTCAGACGGCATCGGATTGTCTAGACTACAGTGCATCGCAATAATCAAGGCAATAATCCCGTCAACCTTAGCGTGACGGTCCACACCGGCTTTCTTGACTTTGATGTTGCCTTGAACGTCTGTAAACACTTCGCAATTGCCCAGTTGATGTCCTAAGAATGGGTTTCCGTCGTGTCTGATCTTGTGGCTTAGAATGAGTCGCTCGACATGCTTCGACGGGTTAGAAAGCACCGCCATTCCTTGACCGACTTTCTTAACTGGCATTCCGACTTCGTACAGCCTTGCTACTAGAGCGGCAGCATTATAAGCGTCGTAGCCTACCTCTTTTATGTCGTATTTCTGGCTTTGCCCAATAATATACGCCGAAATCTCTCTATCGTCCATCACGTTACCTTCCGTGATGTGCAAGATCCCCGAATTGATCGCTTGTCTGAAAATATCTTGATAATGAGTCGGCAATAACTCAAAGCCATCTTCGGGAAGAAAAAACTTCCACTCGGCTTCGTAATCATCCTCGGCAAATCGTTTTAACGTACATACAGCGTTTAGATCTCGTGTTGCCGCTAGGTCAAAACCTATAAATACTGCTTCGGGTTCTCTTTCTGTCAGCCCTACGGATTCATCCCAATGTGTGCGGTCAACCCACGCGGTTTCGGCCGAAACATAAACGTTAAGCGTTTTGCAGAGAAACTCGTTGAGTGCAGCGGGCTTAATCTTCGCCTCTTCGCATCGAGCAACAATTGCATCGTGCGAGACCGAGATATTGTGCATCGGGTTAGCTTTAGCCCATACCTTTTCGTCTCTCCAATCATCACCGGCATCGAGAGAGTAAAGAAGGCCAAACCATCGCGGGTTATCAGGAACATCCTGATGGAGGATATGCTCCATCACCTGAAAATCCTCAAAGAACTTTGTGTCTCTTGTAAAGCTCGCAGTGGTTATGTATAGCCGAAGAGGATTAAGTCGAGATACCATCCCCGAATGCAAGACCTCAATCGCATTCCTGTCGACAATCTGGCTCGCCTCGTCAATGATCGCGCAAGAAGGGTTGAGCCCGTCTCCAGTCTTTTTAGTGTCTCTGGAGAGAGCTTTCATCATGCTCTGGCTGTCGCCGTTCTTCGTGATCGTAAACTTGCCGGGAACAAACAAACCGGAGAGTTCTTTCGGCATTGTCTCAACGAAGCCCTTAGCCGTCGTGAAAACAATTGAGGCCTGATCTCTGTTAGTAGCGAGCGTGTAGACCTCCGCGCCTGCTTCGCCAAAGCCTAGTTCATAAAGCGCGATCAGCGCCGTTAATGTCGATTTACCAGCCTTGCGCGGGATGTAGACAATGACATCCTGCACCATCCGCTTTTGTCTGTCTTTCTTACTCCTGAATCCGTAGATGGCACAGATAATAAGAATCTGGAAAGGCTCCAGCGTAACGGGATGTCCAGCCCATTGACCTTTTACATGCTTGCAAAGTGCGGTGAACTGTAGAAAGTGATTGACAGGGCCGGGATCAAATATCCATTCCCATTCTTTATTTTCTATGTGATTTAGAAACCGCTGGCAAGCGAGACGCACATTTCTACACGCGTCAATATCACCCTTTACTACGCTAACAGCGTACTCAATCCCATCTTCTAGTTTCATGTTCCGAACTTAGGCCCTTTCAGGAAATCGTTTATTTTCGTGTTGTCATCGAGCTTATTAGCCGCCAACCTAGACTTTGGTGTTAGTCCTAACTCAGACATAAGTTTAATGGCATTCTCCATCGCCTTATTTGCAAGGCTTATGTAAGGATTGGGCGCAAACGTTTTACCAGCGTTAGTCTCCACAATAAGCGGCTGAGTATCTATCGCCGACCTTGCGTCAATGTAGATCTGTAGCTGGTCGGCAAGCATCATTAACGTATGCCGGTCTTGCTCCGAGCCAATCCCATACACGCTGAACAAATAATCAGCCGTTTCCTTGACGAACTTTTTGCGCGTAAACGATTTGGGGTTATCTGCCCACTCAGCAAAAGGAATCCTGCGTTTTAAGTCCTCTGGCAGGAATACACCTTCCTTCGTTCCTTTGGTTCCGTGAATGCGGTGGATCTCAACGGGAATTCTTGCGGTCATGACGGTTCTCTCCTTTGCGTCTAATGTGCGTCTTTTTGCGTAGCCACGCAAGGGGAATTCCCTATTTTTGGCTAACCCCCCCTAAAAACCCACTTTGTACAAAGTCGGG